TAGCACGTTATCGGAAAGCAGTACATAACAAAAGGCTGACCATCTTCATCAGCCCATGCTGGTACGCTTATCGTGCGAGGGGTTACTGTGCGTCTGTTGCGTAGCTCTTTAGCTAGGCCCATGTGCTACCCCTACGCTGTTGCTTCGGTTACTGCATCAGTGACTTGCACCTCAAACGAGGCTTCTACCATGCCATCAAACGAAGCTGTGATTTCGTTACTGGTAACGATGCCCTCGCCTGAATAGTATTTTTCGCCTGTGCCTGTGCCTGTGGGATAGATCTCAAAATCGATAGAGGCGCCAGCATCCATGATTAGCTGCTGTGCGTCAGCATCGTCCCAATAGACTTCGCAAGACAAAGTGCTTGATTTCAATGAAGAAAGATACGTGCGGACAGTATCGCCCATTGTCGTATCCTCGATTGTGTCCGCTGTTTGCGTCAAAGTGTAGGATCGAACCTCGCCCAGAACGGCTACAGTGGTATCCTTAACCTGCACCTTGATTACGCCTGATGAACCTTTAGTAGTGGCCATTTTTTAATCCTTTATGTTGTGCCTCGGGTGAATTGGTATTCAATCCGTACCGTTATAATAACACCGCCGACTGGATCAATAGAACCATCGTCTGTTTCGATGCTAACGATCTGCGTATCTATCGCGTTGCCGCCTCGCGTCCTGTCTACATCGAGCTTTTCTTCTATCGCCTCGATGATGTTATTTCGTGCTGTATCAATAGCTGATGCTTTTACATAGCAAACTAGCTGATAATCGACCGTCGCAAATCTTTGCGTTAATGAGCCTTTGATGCTTGAGTCTTGCCGATCTTCGTTCTGAGTCCTGACCAAAATAGCAGGGAATTGTGCGTTGCTAAGTTTGTCAAAGTCGAACGGCTCGCGCGTAACGTACTTGACCGTTACAGGCGTAGTCACTCCTTCCAGCGTAGTTACTAGATTTGAAGCTATGTCTTCTCTTACGCTCACAGTTGCTTCCTAAAGTAATCGCCTAGCCTTTTCTCTTCTTTCTGATTGAATCCAAAGAAGGGTCGAGTTTTATTGTTCATTGCAGCCTTTTCTGCTGCTGTTTTGTTATCGAAATATATCTCAGCAGTTCTGCTATCTCTTCGCCGAACCTGCATAGATCTAAGCATCTGCCCAGTGTTAAACAGATCCACTGGGGATGTCGGCTTGCCTTGTGCAGATAATGCCGCCATATATTGTGGCGAATATCCTTTAAACGAGCCGCCAAACCCTACCCCTGCTGCTGTACGCTGCTTAATTATTTGCTGGCCTAGCAAGCCAGTTCGCAATACTGCGCGGGGTATGTCTTTTTTTATATCTTCCTGCGCTTTCTTTGCGACTTTCGTAACGTCTTTTGGCTTGGTCGTTACTTGTATACCAAGGCCGCGTGACATTAGCGCACTAATCGACCGAAACTAACGATTGTCTTTTCGTCGTCGTCAATGCCGCCGCTGTTATCGTCGTCGTATTCAACGCCATCTTTAAAAATGTCGCTGATCTCTTCTTCGTACCTGACTTTGTAAAAGTCGAGCATTTCTTTAAACCTGTCGCCATCAACCCAGTTCGTTAGCTGTGGCAGTGCGTACTTCCACAATACTAGGTAGGCATTGCATCGCGTCCACTGTGACTCGGTGAGATAAGACGATACCATTTCGCCCTTAATACCTTTCTTGTGCCACCATTCGTTGCGGATTGTTCGTATTAGGTCTGCTTCTGCTCGTGCGTGTTCGTCAGAAAATGACGTGATCCCAAAAGTCAGAATGTCGGGGATCAAAGCCGTTAGGTCTGAATCTTGTGAAAATGCCATTACCACTTCACCCTGTCTGCCCAATAAGCCGCTGATGCGGTTTTATCTTTGCGTCCTGCGGCAATCTGCTTGGCAAATCTAGCTTTAAACGCTCTGCGCTTGGCTTTATCTGCTTCGCTTTCTCCTTTCCTTGGCGGCTTGTTGTCTGCGCCCTGCTGCCCAAACCTAATCAGACGCACTTTGTCGCCTTCTTTAGCCAATACTGCGTGGCTTTTGTCTGGGTGCTTGGGTGTGCGTTTGGGCTTGTTATAGCCCTCGAACCGTTCGCCTCGGTAGGTGATTGCCATAGATGCTCCTGCCAGAAACAAGCCCCGCCGTAGCAGGGCCGTTTCAGGATGCAGATTAAAGTGCTGAGTCGAAGAACATCTCAACGCCGAAGCTGTCATCAAGCTCACCTACGCCATATACGGCAGTAGCGTTAAGCTCAAAAGCTCGGAGAGATGCATCGCGCTGTGGCTCGATCTGGAAGTCACGCTTCATTGCGATAGCAAGGGCTTCAGGTGCGAATACCGCGCCTTTTGCGTCATCGTTGCCATCGACAGTGATGTTAGCTGACTCGTATACATCGATTCCAGCAATCGTGCCAACGTAACCGTTAACCATTGCAGTGTTTTGCGCGTCTCCACCATTTGGGTTAGCAAAGGTGTTGGTCAAGTTAGCCTTGAGCTGATACGCCTGATAAGGGTGAACTACAGCGGCTAAAGGCCCAGTTACCTTCGCAGTGCGAAGAGTTGCAGCAGCCTTGAAAAGATCAGCTACAGTGATTTCTGTGCCAGCCGAACCTAATCCGCTAGAGAAACCGTCGAACAAAGCGATCAGGTCAGTGTCCATCTTCGTCGCGATTGCGTTACCGAGTACCGTACCCAGCTCTTCAGCAGGGTTGCCAGCACCCATTGCCGCTACGTCAGTCAGAACGACCTGTGCGCCTACTTCTTGAACAGTGATCGTTACCGAGCTGGTGCTAACAGTCGTGCTTGACATATCAGTACCTTCAGTAAGGTCAGCGGCAGAAATTGCAGGGTATTTAGGAACCTGAATCGTTTTACCAGCGTCAGCGCCGATATCGTAACGGGTTACAAGGCCCATCAAAAGTGATTGCTCTTCAGCCGTGAAACGAGCTTGAGCAATAATGTTGACGAATAAATCGTCTAAAGTTGTGCTAGTTGAAGCAGCCATTTGTTAAGTCTCCAAAACTTGTTGAGGTTTTATTTGGCCTTTTTCATCGCAGCGTAGGCTTCTCGGCCACCACTGTTCCAATTATCGACCATATCAGCCACCGATACAGGCTTCGGAGTCAAGCCGCCAGCGTTCCCCATGCTACCTGTACCGCCGCCAGAGGCGCGGACAAAGTGAGGGTTAGCTGTTAAAAAGTCAGAAACTAGCTCATCCACTGAGAGCAAATTTCCTTCGTTGTTATATCGCGGCGTCCCTTGGTCATCGAGTACCTCTACCCCGCCATCATCAGCGAGCCGTACTTTGCCCTTGAGCAACTGCGATACTTGATCAGGCGATACTGCGTCATGCTTACTGGCCGCGCTTAACAATGATCCATCGACCAGTGTTTCGTGTAGCTTCTGCTTGTACGCCGTGATCTCTTGATCTTTCTTTTCGACTGTCTGCTTTAGGATATTCTCAAACTCGCCGCGCTCTTTCTGCCGTTCGATTTCGGCTTGCTCACGCTCTTGCATGATCTTTCGCGCTTCTTCGAGGTCTATCCCTTCGAGCTTTTTCTCTGCTTTCTTGCGTTCCCGCGCAATGCGGTCAGCAACAATTCGATCCAGCTCGTCTTGCGTAAACGTCTTTTCAACCTGAGTGGTTTCTGTCGTCTCAGTCTCGACACTTTCCATGATTTCTTCGCTCATGTAACGATTATCCTCTGAATGAGTAACTTGCGGAGTTTAACCCATATTTTTACGGGTTATCCACTTCTATCGCTTCATCGGCTTTTTCTTCTTCTTCTTGCCGTTTTTCTTGTGTCCGTAATGGTTCGGCATCTTTCTTTTTCCTCTTGGGTTTGGGTTTCTCAAGGGGCAGTAATTCATCAATCACTGCGTGTAATTCTGCAAAGTCTGCGCTTTCGCTAACTGGTGCAGTCGCCTCTAGTGGCTCAATTAACTGCCTAATAGCGATAGGTATTGGCCTTCGGGCGCATAAATTCCTTGCTCTGTCTAATTCCTTGCTCATTCATCCTCCACTATCGGAAGCCAATGGTGACGGCAGTTATAACCGCCTCGAACTATAAACGGATCGCCGGGGGCTTTACCTGCCCATGATCCCTGCCATTTACTATCTATTTCATCTTCAGTAAACGTCTTGCCTACATTATTGCGGCAAAATTCTCGGCTGTCACGTATCAGATCGCCGTAATACTGGAACCTCGTTACCCCTGCTTCGTTTGCTGTGGCTTTGGTTATCGATGCGCTGTATTGAGCTAGGCTGTCGTTAGCCATCTGAGTTGCATAACGGCGCATGTTATTGCCTAGCCTGTCGCGTGCGTAGATGCTGTGCAGTTTATCTATTGCGTCTTGCTGACGCTTTCCTGTAGCGGTCTGCGCTATCTCAACCAGTTGCCGCGCTTCTTCGTCATCCGACTGCTGATATACGCCGTTGATTTGGCCGCGCAATTCTGCGATCAGATCTGCCTTGCTGCGGCCGGTTAGGGTCGATTGATAGATGCCAGTCGCTAAAGTATCCAGCTGTTGATCGGCAATTGCTTGAAACCCTTGAAAGCTCAATTGCTGCAAGGCTTGTATCGTTTCAGGTGCTACGCGTGAAAAAGTCCCATATTGGGACAGCATCGCAAACTGCTCGTTTGCAACAGATATATATTCGTCAATAAGGCTTTGTGCTTCTTGCAAGAAATCGACTTCGATTAGCCTGCGAATCTCTTGCCTAGCTTGCAGCGACCACTCGAGGTCAAATAGCTGTCCTGCTGTATCTGGCGCACTGTTTACGTAGGCTGCGATATTACCTTCAAGAGTTTGTAAAACCCCAGACAATCGGCGCTGGTGTTCGTCAGTCAGCCGCTCCAGAAAGTCGGCGTAATCGTCATTTGCGGCCATTATTCAGCCTGCAATGGAAACTGTCCCGTGATGCGCGTTTGCGCGTCTATTTCTTTGTGTGCTTCTGATAGCTTCTCGTCATCTAGTACTAGATCAGCGATTTGCTTGTCTACTTCGCGCTGCAAGGTTGTTGATGGTACGCCGCTGGCTCTCACCTGCTGCAAAAATAGCAGCTCTTTCTCGTAATCGCGCAGATCGAAGGCATCGGGATAGAAAACCTCAACGTCTGGTGTTACGCCCAGCCAGTTACAGAAATAGGTCCATACATGCTCTTCTGCTAACTCTAGCAAGTCAGCTTTTTCTGACAGCTTAGCATTTAGCATTTGAAACTCGGTCTGCATAGCCACGCCTGATTGCGTCAGCGATTCAGTGCCACGTACCGCGCCCATGTGCGCCATTTTGTTTATAGCTTCGACCTTATCTTTAATTGATTCGCGGATCGAGTCGATATTCTGGCCGCTAGGCTGTAGCAAGTAAGGCTTCAGGCCAGCATCACTATCTTCGGACAAATTAATTACTGATCCTGCGCCAGCACTCGCGTCTGCGTCGTAAGTTTTGACTAGCGAGGGATGATTGCTGATACGAATTAGCTGTTCGATCTCGCTAAGTTCTTGATAAATAGCTTTTTGCATCAAGGCTACGTCACTCAAATCGCTGACACCAATGCCCCTTATAACGCTACGCGCTGCGGGTAGGAATGCCGCCGGGATCTTGCCAAGCGGGTTTGGTACTTCTTCAATCTTCGTTGCCGTGTGGCCATCATCTTTCCAAAACTCAATGATGTCTTTGCGCCATAATCGGTAATAGCTAACCGTTGTCGTTGCATCCTCGCGGTCAATAGATTCGCGCAGTTTTAGGTAGGTCAGCTCGAAACGTCCGCTAGGCGTGCGCTCGTACTTCCAATCAAACACGTTTTCAGGGGTAAACAGTGTCACATAGGGCCGGATATCTTGGTCTAGCTCTTCTGCGCGTGTTTGTGCATTGCTCTGCGGCTTGTCGACTAAAATCCAGACGTGACCATATACTGATGACCAAATCTGCGCTTGCTTCATAAAGCTATTAAAGCTCATGCCATCCAGATCAGCGTCATCGACAAACGATTCGAGGGCTGGGTTATTGGTCAGCCCGTTAAAGTTGCGTACTGGCGGCACACGCCATAGGAACGAGCTATAAATGTGAACGATGTTTCTGCAATGGTTATCGACAGGTGTTAACGCTACCCTGCGAGTGTACTCATCCTTGCTTTCGTTCATGTACGAGGTCAGATAAGACCCGTTTTGATAGTCTTCACCGCCCAAGTATGAGCGGAGATAAAGCTCCCAACGCTGCTCGTTAATGTCATAGTCGGGATGCTGGTATTCGAGGAATCTCATGTCCACCTCATAGGCTGTGGCGTGTCATGTTCCTTACGAATCGGGAACATGTATTCGATTAGGTAGCCGAGCGCGTCATTCATATGGTCGAATCCGTCATCTTTGTTTGGCTGGCTCGTGCCTTCCTTGTACGTTTGCCGCTCTAGGCTGTTGATAACGTTTTTGCAATTAGGCGCTACGAATAACCGCCTTTCCTGCTGACTAGATAACAGTCTGCTATTGACACTGTTTATCCTATCACGTATGGCAGGATGTCTCGTGCGTACTTTAACCCGAAAGCCTGCATTTTGTAATATGTTTAAATCGGTGCGGCTACCTGCTGAGGTCTTGCGCTGTGCCGAGGCTGGATCTGGATATATCGTTATAGCGGTCTGCTTGTACCGTTGCCGGATCTCATCGACCATTTCATCAGTATTTGACCCATACATAACGATTTCGTCTATCGCGTGCAGTGTTGCGCCATGCCTTACACAAACCACCGCCGACATAGGATCGACGTTGAAATCCATGCCAATATGCAGCTCGTTCGGATTGTCGTTGTAGGGCTTAACCGACTCCTCGCGGCTGAACGCATAGTAAATGATGCCCGAATAGTTAA